GCTGACTTCGATCATGAATCCATTGTCATATCGATTTACAGTGAATGACTCGTTGACTTTATCTAATTTCTTTAGCTTCATCTCAGCATCCTTTCTTTAATCTTCTTGCTTCCAGGTCGACTTAAACACATCTACAGCACGTTCATCTAGGTACAAAGAAAGTTCTTTGAGTATATCTAAAGATTCGATCCTGTCGATGAGATCTTGAATCCGCATGATAGTGCCGTCAATGCCACCTGATGCTTCTTTCCACGCAAACCGATAACCGAATTTCTTTTCAGCGCCGTCATGGAGATACTTTTCGACCGTATCCAAGGAATCGCCATCTGCGATAAAGAATACTCGGATCCTGACATCTTTGATATCATATGTGTTCTTGATGTATGGGCTTGCTGAATGCTTATTCAATTTTAGAGCATAGAGGCGACCGAAGATATTTGTGCTCTTGCCTGTATATCCGATATTCGCATTGACAAGCGAGTCACCGATATCATTGATATCTTTTGCTAGCGCGATCTGATAGATAGCATTCTTGCCATTCTTATCAGTGATCATCGCGCTAGTCCGTGACTTAGGACCACGCAATTCTGAGACAGGCATCCAATCAAGCTTGCCCGAGATGAGAGTCGTAGGATCAAAGCGTTCGATGGTAGCGATCTTTTCGGAGGTCATTTTAAGTTCTTTCATGATATAGGAGTTGTTTTTCAAAGTTAGTGGAGATGCAGCTTACGCTGCATCCGCCATTTCTACTGCCTTTTCTAATGCCATCACCTTACGCTGGCGATTAGATCCGTACCATGCAGACTGCAGTCGTGTATCAGGGCTATGACCGAGGAGATGGTCGACCGTATAAGTCACGGCATTGAATGCCTGCCAGAAAGTACCTGCACCATACTCTGCACCTGGCTGAGTCTCAAGCACCTGGAATGCCTGCTGAGCAGGACGTGAAAGGATCTTCGTATCCTTTGCCTTAGTAGACATCGCAGGGAACACTGACTGGAGATATTCAGTGAGCGACTCGCCCGTGAAGTTCTTTGTCGAAAGATGCTCTGCGACTTCCTTGTACGTATTCATCTTGGTCGATGCTACGCCGAGCGTACGCTTTACTAGTTCACCATCAAATGACCGGCGATGGTTAAGACGTACAAAGAGGTCACTAGAAGTACCCAGAGAAAGAGTAAGAGTATTATTACATACGACACGAATCGGAGTAAACCGGATATCAATGCACTTCCCATACTCATGAGGATTACTAAACAGAAGATAAGAATCGACACGGTCACCTCCGAGAATCTCAAACGAGTCCTTAACCTTTGCCAAGGCCCAGACGTTCTTTCCTTCACGGAGAGAACCAGCAGTGTGCATCTCCATATCACCTGCATCTACGAAGTCCTTGAAGAACTCGAATGCTGTATGATTCTGCACAGGATTCCAATCTTCTGAGATGTTCGAAAGGATCTTGTTGTCAGAAGAACGCACCAAAGCACTCTGTCCCGTAGGAACAAGCTGCTCGCCGATACGAACGAATGCCGGGATCTTATCTACAGTCCAATCAAGGCCTGCCTTAACGAGCATCTGATCTGGCGTCAGATCATTGAGGACTGGAACACCCAGACCGTGCCAAGGAGTCTCACCAGCGTATGCCATAGTTTCTACTAAATGTGCCATCTTATATTTCCTTTGTGTGTTTCTATTATTTGATATTAAGGTATTATGATAAAAGTGTCAACCGTTTTTTACATGCTCCAATAAGCCTCATTTGCTGGATTGCAGATATAAGGAGTAGAAGCAAGGATCTCGATCTGCTTGCCACTCATCAAGTTCGTGACAATCTTTGTACGCTTGGACTCGATGAAGACCTTACGATAACCATAGACCTGGGATTTGGCTGTATCTAGCTTCTTGCCCATCTTATGGCACATCTCTGACACGATCTCGAGATTAGTCTCGCCACGGTTCATAGCTGCCAGGATGAAGTTCTTGACTTCGTATTTCTTAGAGCGAATCATTTTCATTTCCTTTGTTTTCATCATATTATTAATATAAGGTATTATGATAAAAATGTCAACTGTTTTTTTAATTATTTTACGATGTGTAAGTAAAGATTTTCCTGCAAGTGCTTGCTACTTCCACTCACCATTCTTAACAGTTTCAAACATATCTTCTAACGACTCTTGGTCATCGTTCCAGATTCGAACTTGGTCAGCGACCAGCTCTTCGCCCGTCTCGTTGTTCTTGATGTACAAGTCAAAGCAACCTAGGGTTTCTTTGCTGTCTTCTGCTTTAACGATCTGATACTTCATGGTATTTTCCTTTTTCTTTGTTTTCATCATATTATTAATATAAGGTATTATGATAAAAATGTCAACCGTTATTTTCAAAATAACGCACATCAGCTGCCGTGGTGCATGGATCCTCTGCCATAATCTTGGCAGTCAATGCCTCCATCAGGTCGTCAATAATTTGGCCCAGATCCTGTGCGTGGCCGTATGCCTCTTCGTCCATGGCCTTGCCGTAGCTGATCTCGAGGAAGTCCAGGGTCGACCGGATCTGCTCGATGCTGAGGTAGTTGTACATGCTGTTTTCCTTTGTTTTCATCATATTATTAATATACGATAAAACTTAGAAAATGTCAACTGCTTTTATTAAAAAAATAAAATTAATTTGAGTGTTTTTTCATCGTGCCGTCAGGGGACACATGATACGCATGGAAGCGAGTCTTGGGATACTCGTGTTTCAATCCGAGGAAAGCATCGAGGTTTTCCTTAGAATCGTCATACATCTTGACATGCGAATAAGGATGTTTATCCAGATGCTGTCTGATATAGACTAACTTCTTGTGAGCAGGCGGCGCATTGCCAGGTATATTTCCTGCCCTATAGACATGGATGCTGTCCATGTCTTTGATGCCGTGAGCAGAGAGCGTCTTTATGAACTTGTCTTTATTGTCAAGATCTGCTCTTGCTGTATTGATGATAACTTTATTTTTAGGATTCTTGTTTGTCGTAGCTTGCACAGCATTTATGGTGCGGATCATCTTCTTGATAGGATGGGAATGGCTGAAGACCTTAGAGCTTCTAAACTCGCTGTAATCATATTGATGATCTGGGTGCAATTTGTGAGTGTTATATTCAGAAGGAGAGAGCTTTTTGACAGTATTACCCGCTTTATCTTTGATATGGATCTTAGCATCGGAATGAACCAATGTGTCGTCCACATCAAAGACGTGAAGAGCGGAGTTTTCTGTAATGTATTCCCTGAATGATATCATGCTAATATTTATCAGTTACACATCGTCTGATACTGCTGAACCCACTGATAACCATTCCAATAGCTACCCATGAATATGTTCTGACACATCGGTTGATATCTAGGTTGATGATAATACTGGGGTTGATTCATAAGCATACCACCCAGGATCAGTCCCCCTACGATACCACCAAATACTGCACCATTGTTGTTATTATGGCGATATTGTTGGTGCTGATGGTTATGATTATGGTTGCGCTGTCCTGCTTCTGCGGACATTGTGCTTACTATCAATGCAGCTGCAATTGCTAACTTACGCATATCTCTTCTCCATACGTTTACGGTTATAGGAACCGGTACCTTTTTTAGCAAGCACAATACGCTGGTGATACTTACGATCTGCCAGTGCTTTTGCCGATGCTGATTTGTGTGCCGTTGTTTTCATATTATTAATATACGTTATTATGATAAGAATGTCAACTAGTTTTTATAAAAAAATTGCCGTCTTTATCTTCTATCAATGCAGTGCAGCTTTCGACCCAATCGCCACAGTTCATGTAGGCCAACCCATCTATATCACGTATATTTGGATGATGAATATGACCACAAATAATACCAGAAGCACTTTTCGATTTTGCATAATTTAATAGACTCTCTTCGTAATCTGAAATGAAATTTACAGCCTTCTTTACCTTGTATTTTGCCCAGGCGCTTAGCGACCAATAAGGTAGATTGAACGTGTTTCGGATCTTAGCAATGACTGTATTAAGCATGATAGAGACATCATATGCCCAGCTCCCAAGATGACTGAGCCACTTCATCTTATTGACTATCACATCAAATTGATCGCCATGCAAGACCATGATCTTCCTGCCGTCAACGGTCGTATGGATAATAGTATCTTCTATGACGATATTGCCAAACATCTGAGGAGCAAACACCCTCAGGAACTCGTCATGATTTCCGGCAATGTAATAGATCTTAGTTCCCTTGCGACCTTTACGCAAGATCTTCTGTATCACATCATTATGCGATTGAGGCCAAAAAAAATTCTTGCTGAGAGCCCAACCATCGATCAGGTCCCCAACAAGATATAAGTTATCGCATTCAAACGTTTTTAAAAAATCTAATAGTAGCTCTGCCTGGCACATCTTAGTTCCGAGATGAACATCAGATATGAAGACCGAACGATAGTGCTCCATCTTAGTATCGATTGCCGATTGTATATTTAGTGATCAGATTCCAGTTCCCTTTTTCTTTGAATGGGATAATCTTTATCTGATTTAAAGGGATGTCTGTATTGTTTGTCTTATTAGGATCTGCTTGTTCTATCAGATCCCACTCGTCTAATAGATTCACGATCCTATTGCGTCTTGCTATATCACCTTCAGAGAAATCTGCGTTCTTTCCATCTAGAAGGAATAGCTCTTTAAAATGAACGATATAATATTTACCTTGCTTGTGCAAGATATGGCATGATTGATATAGGGTATTTTCTTTCTTAGAAGCAAGACCTATTCTAGATAGAGTCTCTTTTACTTTTAGAAAATCTTCTGGATTTTTAAGGTACACCTCCACCATCTGATTCAGATCGAACATAATTACCACCTTTTGTTATTCTTATTCTTATAAGGTCAATTTGTTCTTTTGATAACAACTTTGATATCTCAAGAGCTCTGATATAATTTACGTTATAATATTCTTGAATAACATCGACAGGTTGATTCTCCTGTTTCTTATGCCATTTAGAAAAACGCTTACCACAACGTATACTATTTATGTAATAGTCATTTTTCAGAATGTTATCTATCGAATTTGTGCGGTTTATCTCATTAGCGTACATAATAGTATCAGAAAAGTATGACAATGCTCTATTTACTACAAAAGAGTTGTATTCTTTTTCTATCAGAGCAGGATTATCAGATCCTCTAATCAGATCCTTCTTAGTGATATTGATTGCGTTGACGAAATCAAAGGGGTTCATTCAAACACCACAGACATCATCGTTTCAGTCAAGAATGCTGCCATATTGATCTCATGATCGGCAGCGAATGCTGCTTGATACTGATACTTGCCGATCAATATGACGAGCTCTGGGATAGAGTCAGGTTTGACATGAGAATAGACAGTATCATAGAACTTACGAAATAACGCAGCAGAATCAGAGTCAGAGTTTTCTGCTACCCATAGGCGCATCTCTTTGAAGTTCCGGGCCTTAAGGATATTGACGAGAGCCTTAAACTTCTCGTCAGATAGATTGACGAAGATACCAGAATCGATGGTGCCGTTTACGGAGTATCTCTGTAGTTCATTAAGCACACGACGCCAATCAGGCATATGCTTAGAAACAAGATCAGCAACAACAGCTTTGTCATAGGTAATATTTTCCGTGTCTAATATCTTGCAAGTCCTCTTAAAGAACTGCGAAGCCAACTTAGGTATGTCACTCTTTGCAAACTTAAAATCTACGACCGAACATCTCGAGTGTAGGGGCTCGATGATGCGCTGCTTAAAGTTACAGGTGAGTATGAAACCGCAGTTCCTCGAGAATTCCTCCATGAAATTGCGTAGAGCTGGCTGCGTTGAATTTGCATTAAGGTAGTCGGCCTCGTCAAGGATGACGTACTTTCTGCCTCCCGCAAAAGATACCGAGGAAGCAAACTGTAGTATCTCATTCCTAAGTGTATCGATGTTCCCATTCATGCTCCCGTTAATTATGATATAATCTGCATCTATCTGCTCTAACATGGCGCGAGCCACTGTGGTCTTACCCACACCAGCCCCGCCTGCTAGGAGTAGATTCGGAATCTTTTCTTTGTCTACGAACTGCTGAAATGCTGTCTTCAATTCACCAGGTAGCACACAATCACTTATATTCTTCGGTCGATACTTCTCGACCCATAGAAATTCATCACGAACCATAACCATCTTAATACGACCTTAGTTTTTGAAAGAACTTGTAGCTTCTGTAGCAACATAATAGCGTACGCTAGGTTGATCTGGTTTAGAGTCAGATGAGAACAGAGCTAACCCCTTAGATGATATCTTAACATTATAGTTAGTAGAAATCAACTTAATAATGTTCTCTGCCTTGAAGATCATATTGAAACTGATATCAGTCGTTCCTAACTTGATATTGAAAGCATCAGTGCTAGGATTCTTAGAGTTAGTGCAAGACATCTTAAGGTTTGCGCCGTCACCTACGACAGCAATATCTGGGAGTTGCAAGACACCCGCTGCTCGTACAACCTTCTGCAGATCTTCTTGGGTGATGTCGAAATCAATGTCAGCACCCGGGAAATTGATATCTTTCTCAGGTGGTGTGACGATCATAGAAGGATCGGCATAGGTATAGTTCAAGGTCTGGCTACCTGAGATGATAGTCATCTGTTTCTCACCGAAATCCAATTCTGGTTCATTGAATAGCGAGAGAACACCCAGGAATCTAGACAGTTCATAGATCGCGAACTGTGTAGGGAATGTCTCCTCAACAGTCGCCTTAGCAAAGATGGACTTTTGAGGAGACACAGTAGAAAGCATGCTGCCTGTCTTTACCAAGATCGATGGATTGATGACAGCATAGTTCTTCAAGATATTGATAGTATTTTCACTTAACTTCATAATATATGTTTCCCTTATATTTTGTTTAATCTTCTTTGTGTTCCTACCGACAAGACCTGCATCAGCAGTAGCAGATGCGCCAATCGATGCTAGAGCAGGCAACTTGCCAGCAAACACATAAGCACCCGTATGTTGCAAATGCATCCACGGACACATCCAAACTTTGCCGCCCATGTTACGGACATTCTGACAGAACATGTAATCTTCTGACAGATAGCGCTTTGTCTTAGGATCGATGATACAATCGAAATAAGCATGGATCTCACGGGAACCATCGAATGCTTCTGTGCGGATATGATCAGGCTTATACGAATACTGAGGATATGCCATTTTGTACTTATCAAAAGTCGAGCGGCGGATCATCATGAATCCTGTACCTGTCTCGAGGACCTGTGCGGGTTCATCAAGACGGATGCTCTTTGTAGAAGGATCGTTCTCATCGACTGCTGGATTGAATACGAAATCACCCACGAAATCTTCGAGACGATTAGGATCTTCGTCAGCAACACCTGCATCAACCGCCTGCTTGATCTTTTCCCAAGTGATACACTTCTTGGGATAAGGACCAGCTATAACATCATAAGGAGATTCTGGTGTCTGTAATGCCATCATGGCGATGACGTCTTGCGGATTGAATCCGATATCAGAATCGATGAACAGCATGTGTTCTGCATCAGAACGAAGAAACTCATCGACACAATAGTTACGTGCTCGAGTGATCAGCGACTCATTAAACAAGAAGTATGAGCGAACTTCGATCCCATACTTTACAC